TTGCTACTCCAGTGACCAAAAGCGTAGATGCCATGTCCACCGCACCGTCGATATCCACTACATCTAAGTTAGTGGTCCCGTCTACGTCGATAGCACCGCTGATATCTAATGAACCAAACGATCCCACACCTGTAGTAGTAATGGCACTGGAACCGTTGTCGATAGCACCAAAACCAGATGTTATTGAACCTGAGTTTAAAGCCCCAACAGTAACAATGTTGCCGCCACCTACACTGTGGCTAGAAAAATAAGTGGACACTGTATCTACGTTGGTCATACGCATTGTGCCTGCATCGTTCACCAACAGGCCATCGCCACTTGCAACCGCAGTCGTACCCCGCGAAGTTCCACCGTCAATCAAATTTATTTCTGTAGCTGTTGTGCTTACTACCACGTTCTCGTTAATTTTAGGAGAGGTGAGCGTCTTGTTTGTAAAAGTATCGGTAGTTGCCCTGCCTACAAGAGTGTCGGTAGAAGCGGGTAAAGTAAGCGTGGTATTGCCACTAAAGGCACTGTGCGCGGGGGCCTTCAACTGTGCATAGTGAGCGTTGCTAGACTCGCAATAAAACCTCACAACAGACTGTGATCCGCTGTTCTTTAGATCAATAACACCCGTTGAAATTCCTACGTTTGCCACATCAATGCTAGAGGCAAAGTCTACATTCGTGGTTCCCGTAGGTATAGAAATAACAGCAGCATCGGCGTCATTTTTAATGGTCACATCTCTAACGGCACCCTGCCCCGTAAGAACCAGCCCATCATCAGATTGGTAGCCCATAGCGGCATTGTCACCAGCCGCCGTGTCACTGGTCGCCTCTACCGTGCCACCTGTAATGACGCCCGTAGTTGTCAGAGTTGACGCGCCATCGTTAATAAACAAATCCGCAACAGTCGCTGTAACAAAAACCTCTGCGTTGCCCGTAAGAGTAATAGCGTTGTCAGAGTTGGAGCTTTCCGTAACAGACCGCGTAAGCGTAGTGCCACTAGACGTATAAGTACCACTGCCTATTTCAAAAGCAGTCCCATCTTCTATCGCGTATCTTATCGTTTGACCGTTGGTAATCCCAGCGTTTTCAAAGGATTGGTAGCTTGAAAGTGCGCTGCCCAAGGTAATCGTTCCAGTACCCGTGGTACTGGTAGACATTTTTGCACGATTACCTAACGATATTGCCATGTTATGCTATCCGTATGATTGCGCTGCTTGCGTCAGCGGTGGGGAAAATAATGGTAAAGTCACCAGAACTAGAAGCCTTATCCGAACCAAAGTCCAAAACACATACAGACGGATCACCGCTGGCAGCTTCGTTATAAATCAACGCGCCTCTAACCGCCGAGATGGTCACGTTAGAAAACACCTCATCAGAAAAGTCAGTCAGAGCTGTTGTGCCGCTAGTCGTTGGCGTCACGCTTGTTAAAAACTGACCCTTTGCAGTGTAATTTGTTCCCGTTATTTCATTGCTACTTGTGTAAGCAGTGGTAGCCGCAGTAAAACTTGCACTGTTGTCATACAAAGCAATCTTAAATTGGTCACTTGCCGCAGTGAAATTATGTGTAGCTGTCATTAATTCTTTTTTGAATGAAGTACACAGGAAGTTGCCCGTAAAAGCCATTACATTTTCCTTATATATTCGGCCAAATCAGGATGACCCGCTTCTTTTATCGCATTATATACCGTAGTACGGTCACTTTGGATAGCCTGTTTCATGTAGATGACCAGCAGCTTCTCTATGCTGTCACGATAAGCAATAGCCTGATCCCGTAGCGTAGGGTGCGCGTTCTCAGAGAACGCAACGATCTTACCTACGCAACGGTGAGCCACCTCTTCAGGAGTTGCACCACGATTGTTTGTGGTTTGAACATCAACCTTAAACTCTCCAAAAGACATGTTGTTCATTGTTTCGGCCTAATAACTTGACCAACACGGTAACCTTGTGTGGTTTCTTTGGCCTCACCCAACAACTTTAGACCAGACAAAGACTCCTGAAACCTCTTGTCATACATAGCCATAACGTCCTGCTCACCTTTCATAAAGATATACGCCTCTATTAACGAACCGTACAAAAGGCTTAACTCTGCATTTTCACTTAACCATGTTGTACCACTGTCTGATCCTGCCGTAAGGCTTGCGGGGCGGTACAAGTAGTGAAGCTCTGCCGTATAGTCAACGTTTGGTGTTGGTGCTAAGATAAAGTTGCTGACGTCAAACGTAGCGTAATATTTCGGCACACCTGTTGTAGCAGGATCGGAGGTATAGCTTTGAACAAAGCTAACATCTTTAAACTCTACAAATCCGTAATCACTGCCACTGGTTATTGGGTCCGTAACAGTTCTTAGGCTTAACGAATATGGCGCTAAAAAATCACTTGGCATCGCAAGAAACTTGTTTCCACTAGACGCTATACCTGAAACATTTTTTCGAAATAGACTTAGCTGAACAGATTTTAAAACTCGTTCCTCTGCTGCCCGTATAAACAGAGGGAGATTAGCTACAAAAGAAGTCTCCGTGTTCTCAGTGTAATCCTGCAACGCTGTTTTTAACTGCGCAAATGTAAAGCTCATGACGTGACCACCGTAACCTCTCCGACTTCCCCTGTAGATTTCAACCTATTAGGAGTCAACGCCTCGTCCCCGTTAAAACCAACAGGTCGAAAACCGTATTGAATGTTTCTCTGCTCCTCTAAACCAGACTCTGGCCTAGGGTTCCTTAACGCTTGTGGGTCCGGTCCAACTTTGGGAGGAAACAGTTGCGGATGTTTTGGCTCAAACTCATCCTTGCCTACTTTTGCACCGGTCCACTCAACACGCATATCCCTCAGTCGATAGCGAAAACCGGATCGATCCGAAATCCCATACGCATTCTTGTCTGAGGCATAGGCCATGTCACACCCTTAGATACTGCATGCTTGGTTGAAGTTTAAGAGGAACACGATCCTCATCTTCGTCAGACGCACGTTGGAACTCTTCTTCATACACACTCTTCAAAAGTTGTATCCGTTCTGGCGCTCTTTTCATAGCGATATAATACGCCAGCCCCGCCACCATGCAGGGGTAGAAACGAAAGGGCATATCCGTTGTGTTTACCAACGCATCTGCATCCTCAATCCTTTGCACATAGTAATAAACCAATTGGTCTGTAGAGTTTTCCGGAACAGCCCAAAGGTTTATGATAGGTAAAATCTGCCTGTCAAAATAAAATTGGCTTGGCCTGCCTTGCGTAGTTTTATTAGGAAGAGTGGCGTACTCCCCCCGACTAATCCGTTCTACCTCAAAGTCTGTGTTGCTACGCCTAAGAACAATCTCCAAAACATCTACAACATCAGCCGTTAGCGTCTGGGCAGACTGCCCTTGCGTCAACGTTATAGTAGCTTGCGCCACGGTCCACATGTTAATGCCACGGTTTGCCCAATCAGCAAACATCAGGTTCAAAGACCTACGGGCTGTACGAGCATCGTAGCCAGTGCGGACCTCTAATCCACACCGCTCATACGCTTCCTCAATAATTTCACCAACATCAATGTTGAAATCTCTGGACCCAGAAGTAGCCATGATTAATACAACTTCGGTGATTGATTAGTTTTAATCATAACACAACCGCCGTTTTTAAAGCTTGTAACTTTGCCGCCGTTTTTCATGTACCCCATTTTATTACGAACTGGCTCAGGTAACTTTTTAAGACCAGTCTGGTCTTCTGTTGGTTGTTTCATATCCATTAGACTTCTCCTTAAAACTGACGAACAGCGCCCTTGGTACTCTTGCGCCTAGATTCCATTACTTGTCCGCAGCCTTTCGCGACCGCTTCGCCTTCTTTGCCTTCGCCTTGGTAGGGCCTTTTGACTTGTCCCCCAAGGGTATAGCCTCTGACCTTGGCTTTCTTAGTGTTACTGACAACGGTTTTTCCTTTTTTGCCAGCTTTTTTCTTTTTCTTAGCAGTCGAAGCTCTATCTGCTTTAGAAAGAGAACGTGCTTTAGCCAACGGAAGGCATCGGTCAGGGTTCTTCTTGTCCTTTGAAGTACCGCATGGACCTTTGATTTTACCATCAGTTCCTATCCTCACCCACTTCTGGTCGCGCCACTTTTTTAACTCGCCCATTACGACTTCTTCTTCTTGCCTTTTGCACCCTTAGCGTAGTTAGGGTCTTTGCAATACTTTGAAGCCGCCATGTTTGCATACGCCGAAGGATACGTGTCAAAAGTTCTTTTCGCCCAAGCCTTACCTGCAGGACAAATCTTGCTGCCCTTGGATTTAGGAGAAGCCTTACCACCTCTTTTATAGTAGGTGAGACCCTTGAGAGTCTTAGCGGGTGGCTTGGACACTTGCTGTTCCATCTGACCTCTGGATATAGCCATAATCACGCTCCATATACGATTTAATGTACGCTATTTCTGACGCTATAACTTCTGTTTTTTTATCTACAGAGATTAAAGTTTGAGTTGTCCAAGTGGCCCAGCTATAACTGACCGCGCCAATGCCGCCAATAACCGCCGTAAGAAGAATAACTACCACTTGTTTCATCAACACTTCCAACGTTTTCTAGCCTGTCTTAAACGACTATTCGGGTCTTTA